TTGCCCCATTAACTTACACCACCCCCTATTTTTTTGACCCAACGAACATGAAAAATGGGTGGCACATATTAAATGCACCACCACTCACAATATAAATTAGCTCAGTTTTTGTACTGCAGAATCTGTAGCTATTAAGCAAATGAATTTATGCGATTCTACAACAAATGTCTGCACACTCTTATAATTTGTAGTAATAGTAATCTCACCACCACTGCCATTGTAAATATAGTGCTTGCATCCCGGATACCAGTTACCAGTTAATGCTGTATTGCTAGACAGCCAAGAATAGTTACCCAGCCTTACATTCTGTGATGTAAACATATTCTCAATATTTGTGTATCTAATATCACTGTTAAATCCAACACATGATACATAAGATGTGGGGCCTAATATAGTCACTAAGTCGGCAGCATCATTATTAACGCACCCGATAATTTGCCAGAACTCACATTTTTTATCAACCAGTTTAGCATTGAAACTACACCCAATAAAGTTTGTATAAGTTGCAACATCACCATTTGAAAAGATAGCCTTAAACTCTGGTTTATAACTAACATCGTCACCAGCTTGACCAGTAAAATTACACCCGATGAAATAGCAGTTTTCACTGTCATATCTAACGGAGTATGCTCCAAATGTGGCATAAATAAGTGAGTTTACTATACATCCTTTTGATTTATCAATTATTAAGTTATAAGTATACCCACCCTCAATATGACAATTTGTAATTTCAAAATCACTACAATTTACAACTCTTAATGAAGCGTTAGGTCTATACAACCCAAATACTTCATCATTCTGATTCCAGAAATGGCAGTTCACCATTTTGAACGCCCCGTTGCTTATAAAACAGTTATAACCCTGATTTTGACCCACACCAGAACATGAAACACATTCACAATTAATAATAGAAATGTCTGCGTGTTTAGAGACTAAAATGCCAGCAGTTTGACAGTTATACACATAAGTATTAGAAATATGTGTAAGCCTACCATATCCAGGTGTTTTATCTTCAATCAAAATTCCGTTATAACATTCTTCGATAAATACGTTATCTATTACAAAGCCATTTCCCTTATCAACAAAAATACCGTTTGATTTATTATCGCCTATAATGTGTAAATTCTGGATAGCACATCCAAGAGAACCCTTTTCAGTGCTAATAACAGGGGTTCCAGATAAAAAAGGTTTAAGTATAGATTGCTCACCAACACCAAAAATAGTCTGGTTAGACGCTAATTTAACGTTTGTTTTAAATTCACCAGCGGGCACGATAGCGCATCCCTGATTTCTCAGCGATGAAGTGAAAGCTTCTGTATCATCACTAATACCATCACCTTTTGCACCATAGTAAGTAACATCTTTAAATGTGGAAAGAAGTTTTTTTACGTCAACAGTTAAATCTGGAAATGATATTGTATATTCTCCGCTAACATTGTCATTAACATTTCCATTAATAGTTCTGTCATAACTACCAGCTGTAATGTCAACCACATTAGCATCAACACTCTTCTTCCCACTCACATTTTCAGTGTCGCCACCAGTAACATTCTTAATAACCCCAGACTTATAAGTATAGTTAGCAATCCCATCAACAGTATCACTACCACTCCCAACAACGTGCCTTTCATAATTCCCATTGACACCATCAATCTTATTACCCTCAGCAGTCTCCTGCCAGATACCCTTAACAGTCTCCGTCTTATTGCCACCAACCGTAACATTCTCATTTTTCCGGTAATCAGCAGTAACATCACCGACAACCGTACAACCCTTGTTACCCTGTACATTTTCAGAGGACACACCATTCACACTAGCATGATAACTTTTTGCACTGATATTCTTATCACCGCCAACAACTTCAATACTGGCATCATCAACAGTCCTAGTCTCACTCTGGCTTTTAACAGACCTAGCTCCACTAGTAGAATCGTCGACGCTACCACTCTTAACCGTTCGTTTACCAGTTACGCTATCAGTTTTAGTCATAGAGGATTCAAGCACAACATTCCCGGCAACAACACAGCTAACATCTCCCTGAACATTAACTCTAGCATCGCCACTATAATTCCTAACAACATCACCACCAACGTTAACCGTGCTATCATTGCTAAGCTTAACACTTTCCTCTACGCCATTAACCAGCACAGTATTCCCCGTACCACTATCAACAAATGACTTCACGCAAGCCCCGCGTTCAAACTGAATATTGTTCATATTCCCTGTAATCTCAACGCCAACAGGGCAACTTCCAACCATAACACAGTTGCTAACCGTAGAGTTACTAACACCAAACTTCACATAACTCTTACCAATCAACGCACTAACAGTTCTGAAAACACAGCTGTCAACAACAACTCTACCACTGCCACTAACCACAAGACCGTTTTCAACCGCGTGATTAAACACGACATCAGAAATCTGTAAATCAACGTCAACCTGAGCCTTAATCAAATCATAGCCATCAGTAACAAACACATTAGTGATAATACCACTACCAACAGTTATGTCAATCAGATTCACATTATTGACCTGAATATCCATATTACCGTCAAATCCAAGACCATTTAAACTGAACTCGTCAACACTACCGTTAAGCAGTGGTCTAGTTGCACCTCCTTTCAGCACAATTCTGGTATTATACCTGTCATAACCAAACATGGTACATTTTCCTGCAATATCCAATGAATCACAGAGATAACTGCCAGACGGAAAATATACAGCCATACCGCCGTGAGACTGTGCATACTCAATACAACCCTGAATTGCTTCGGTATCGTCCTTACTGCCATCACCACTAGCAGGTTCCAATCCAGCTGGCGGGAACTTAACGTTCAGCATATACGTAGCCAGCACCTCAGCCAGAACCTTTTCAATCTCACCAGATGAAATATACTCACGAATTAAGTCTGCAATATAATCTGGCAACTTGTTATTGTTTTCAACCAGTGCATTTAACTTACTGATAACCTTATACAGTAACTCCTGATACCCAAGCGTATCATCATAAACCTGTGGTAATACATTCTGAATACAACCCCATAACGGTTTTACATTAATAAAATCATTCATATCTATCACCCTCCTATTTTACCATAACTGCATAAACAATTCTTCAAGCTCATTGATAACCATCATATCAATGTTCAAAAATGTCTTTCTGAATTCCAGTAGAATTTTTGAATAACTAGCACCGGAAGTCTTGCCAGTAACGTGTTCAATATAATCATCAATACTGTTCAACTTCTTATCCTGTGCATGAGTTCCACTTTCGGAAGTGTCATTTTGAAACGTTTCATTATTGCTTCGGTCGAACGTATGTTCGGAACTAGTGTTCGATTCAACAGTTAAATCCCGGTCAAGGTCGTCCTGCGTATTATCGTGTCTGTTCTCCTGATTTCCTACAGTACCCGTAACCGTAGACTTACCAGTCTCTGTGTTCGTATCATCAACCTTTCTGGCATTTGTCAGGTACTTTCCGCTAGTCAATCCGTCAATACCACCCTGAGGTGTATCTGAATACAAGTCCATATGTGCTAACGTTGCTGTGTTATTAACATCAGTCACATTATTAGTATTTGTGTCAACTGTGTTTTCGCCAGTAGTATCAATACCATGAGAAGCACTTTCTACGGTATCAGAAGTATTCTCCACCTTTCCAGTATCACTGTCAGTTCCTGCTGTATCTTTCGTACCGTTCTCATTTCGGTTCTTAGATTCTGTGCCACTGAGATTTTCCGTCTCATCCCTAGTAACCGTCCGCTCTGTTGTGAGGTCAACGTCATACAATGGATTGAACTCCAGCAACTCAGACTTGTAAAGCTGATTGTAATACGGCATAATCTCGTTCATTTTGGTGTCGAGTTTTAACTTCCATAAACCAACCGTTTCCAGTCCAATCTCGCGGGTGTAAAAGTGTTTCAGAATCTTCTGCTCTAACACAGTGCGGTATGATTCGTCAAACATTGGGAAAGGGAAGTCAAAAATAAGTGGGGCAGCTTTCTCAATAATGCCATTCACTGAGCGGTATCCCTCAGACTGAGCAAGGCCTGCCATAGTCTCACAGATATACCGCACTTCCGTAGTATACTTACTCATTTTCTTCACCCTCTTCCTCAACTAAATTGCTATCAGTAACCAGTTTTGTATCTTCGCGATAATCAACCCAAATGTTAAGACCAAACATTTTATTGATTTTCTCACAAGCCTGCTGACGAATCTCCAACCTTGTGTATCTACTTGCAACTGTGCCACCCATAGACCGTGATACTTCATCGGTAATCAATCGCTCTTTCTTCTGGTAAGATACGTTTGATATGCCTAGGTACGTGAGTGCTTCATTCCAAATCTGATTCTTTAAATCCATAATCTTATCAGAAACAAATGGGGCGTTAGTGGAAATAGCCTGTATCTTCTTAATATCAATGTCCTTGTTACCAAAAATAAACGGCTCGTTCCCATCATACTGCTGATACAGGTTAATCATAGTTAACCGCTGGTTTTCATCGCAAGCAATCATTACAGGGGTTTTCTGCGCCTTGATGTTAACGTCAATAGTCCTGTCACATTCATATAACCTACGTGCAAACAGTTCAATATCATTAACACAGTTTGTGTGAATCATATTATTAAAGATGATAACACTGTCTTTTTCACTCAGTTTACGGTTATATCCATTACTAGCATATGCTGTTCTGACTGTAGGAATCCTGTAAACATCTAGATTTCCACCTATCATAGTCTGTAAGCACAGGTGCCCCATAACTTCATCGTTAAAGAACACTACCATCCCATCTGTAAATAACGTGTACTCTAAGAATCTCGCGTCAACAGTGTCAGGAAGATTCTGCCAGTCAAACATGGAAATCCCTAACTCCATCAGCCTGTTAAAATAATAGTTGTAAGTCCTGTGGTTAAGTTCAGCACTCTCCCATCGTTTTTTCTTACGTCTCGCCAAGTTCGTTCACCCCCGTTCCTACTGAATTATCAAGTTCATAGTGCCCAACCTCACTGCCCTTTCGCCAGAATGTAACACCACTGTCATACACCGATTTAATCTTCGTCATATCGTTTGCTGGAATAGACCCTGTTATATTCACGCCAATCGTTTTCACATAGTTCCAGTGTCGGCGTGTGCTGATGTTAGGTTTCTTCACTCTGTGACATGGATATCCGTATACATTCCAATATTCGTCAATAATCTCAGCAAACTCTGGTCTGATATGTATATGCATAAATGCGAAGTCTTTAATTCCAACTGCAACCATAGCACTGTTTCCCTGAGTATTGTTTGCCTGGTCAGGCAAGGTTAAGTGTGTCACCACGCTGGAAAGCTGGTTTGCAATCATTAATGCACCACCAACTAACGCAAAAGGAAAAGCAGCAGCACCAGCACTCACTGAGCCAGCAGCGATAGCAGCCGTTGTTGCAGCAGATGTACCAGCGATAGAACTAGCAACACTAGCCGAACCGATAGCAGCAGCCCCGCCAGCGACATTGAACAGAGTTCCTAATGCATTCTGAGCAAGCCAAGCTTTGAATGCATCTGTATTGTATGAACACTGAGGGAAACCTTCCATAACCATTTTTTCGTTATAGTTTGCTTCCACACCCTTGTACTTCTTAGGGTACAGGAAAATCTGTGGATTGCACGACATATCTCCAGCAAGACCGAAATCACAGTTGTCACTCTGGAAGTACTCATACGGAAAAGCTGCACCACTTCCATTCAGGTTAGTAACATAAAGGAAATTGTATGGGTAGGTGTATAGCTTGTTGTTCTTCACATTTTTGTAATTTCCAATCCCACCAGTGATTATCTTTGATTTCGATATATCTACAGTAGCAGCACCCTCTCCACGTTTTCTAACAAACGCTGACGGCATCATAAACACAGAAACAATTCCACTCGCTTTATTCTCATTTACTGCCTTATTGATAAACGCATTAACACTGGCATAGTCGTTTGCATCAAACACGTTGTAATATAGCCCGGAATAGATTCCAGAGTACATACCCCCAGCAACATCGTCTAGGGTTGAATCGAATGTTGAAGCTACGACAATAGAATACGCACCCATCTTGTTTGTCCCGTCAAAATCATCTGAAACGTATTCACCCGTCTCCAGATTGTCAGGAATTAAATTGTCTCCTGGGGTATCCGTCACACTGTGTTCACGCTCAACAAAGGATTCCTGAACCGTGTAATCAAAATACCACGTCTGCATAACATCCAATTCATAAGTTATGTGTGCTGTGTTGTCGTTTACATACTCAACATTGGTGATGAACGCATAGAACCAACGGTTTCCGTATGCTGAGTTCTTAAACATGATATAGTTACAATCAAAAAGATTGTCAGCAAGTAAACCAACGCGAAGTACATTATCTTTTCTGATATAGCTGTACTCAGTAAGTGTGTACTTCTTTAACCCTGCAAAATAGCTAGCCTGTTCTGTTGTAGAGTTGAAATGAATCGTATGCTGATAAGAATTGTCCAGCGGTACACCGCGTAAAATATGAATAATTGAGTTTGGTGTAATATACATATTATAATTCCTTTCTATAAAGAGGTAGGTCAGTTAACCCACCTCTTATTCTGTGTTACTGGACAGTAATGGTAGCTGTACCTTTCTTTGAGGTATCAAATGTAGAAGTAGCTGTAATCGTAGCAGCTCCTGTGGGTGCTGTGCTAAGAATTGTAACCTTTCCAGACGCATCAACTACAACGCCATCTTTATTGGAAGACCAAGTTACGCTCTTAGGTGCAAAGTTTGTTGTGGTAACATTTGCATTAAGCTGCACACTCTGTCCTTTGCTAATGGTGGACTCAGCCGGGGAAACTGTAATATTTCCTACGGTTGGCTGTCCCGGAATGAACAGGGCATTGTTAGCAAACGGGGAAACAGAAAATGTTTTCCAAACGTGATACCAGTAGTTCCAATATAAGCCCTCACCGTTGTACTGCTCTGTAAAATTCTGGTAGTTGTCGAAAATCATAAACCAATCCTTGTCTACGATGACTGCAGGGATATTATCCAGAGCGTTTAATGTATCCTGACCGATTTCCTGGTAGGTAGGGTCATCCTTAAATAGCTCTGCTAATCTGGCAGTATCCAATGAACCAAAGGAATCTACTAGCACTCTACGACCTGCGAATTCTGCTTTATCCATATTGAAAGCAGCAGCCAACACCTCAACGTCCATAGTAGCATCAAACTTACTGTTTACAATCATATACTGGTCTGACTTTCTGGAATGTGTAGTCACGCCAGCTAAGTTATAATCAGAGGAAGCAAAGGTGAACAGGTTTGAAATCCCTTTCACAGCTGATACAATGGTTTTCATGTTCTCGCTAGATACTGTTGGAATCTGAACGGGATACATATGACCGTCCACGATATGACGAGCAAGCAGATATTTCATGGTTTGGAACTCGTCATAATTAGCACCTGTGTACATGGCATCAACGATTTTTGCAATCAGGTCTGTGATACCCTGCCAAGAAAGGAACGCCTGTCTAAGCTGGTCGTTTGAGATTGTAGCTTTGTAGTACTTCTGATAATTCATAATGTGGAAAGCTGCTCGAACGTCCGGGATTTCACGTTTGAACACGTTAGTTTCTGCGACTGCCGGGTCAAACTGGAACGGTTTTGCAATGTTCACAAATACCTCTTCAATGGTTTCACCAAATTCCAGCATGCCACGTTTGAAAAACGCCCACGGGTTATCGTACATTTTGGAAGTGAGAAGTACACGCCCGATTCTGTTTACCAGAGCGTTAAGGAATTCGTTCTGCAGTGCAGGGTAGTCCATGATAACAGCTCCGATAGCGCGAATAGATTCTGCGTTTGGAGTGGCTTTAGGAACGTAATCACGGTAGTTCTGTGATGCGTTCTCTCTGATAACATTTAAGATGTCAACAGAGGAGTTGGTTAATGTTTTTACTGTTGGTTTAGTAGGCATTTTTTATCCCTCTCTTTCTTTAAATAATTCTGCGAATGACTTAGGCGCCCCGTCATCGATGATATCTTCTTTCTGTTCTTCGATGATTTTATCAGGTGTAGTTGATGGATTTACAAACCGCTCTGTATATCTTTGTCGCCAGCTAGCGTCATTCTCTTCATATTTTGTTTTCCAGTCTCCGGAAGTTGTGATACGTTCTTCGAAGTCGGAAACTGTATCACTCAGGTTTTCGATGAACGAAATCTGCTCATCTGTGAAATCTTCACCGAAGATATTTTTTACTGCTGATACTAATTCTTCTCGTGATAGAATCATACGTCAATCACTTCCTCCCACTGTGTACTGTCAAATAGTTCTGATACGCGTAAGGACAACGGGTGATTTGGTGATAACATAACAAACCCATCATGGATAATTACGATGAACCCTTTGCTGTGTCTGTATTTTCCGTCTTTAAATGGCATCCTTATTTTTCCTCCTGTTCTGTTGGTTCGTCTGAAATAATTTCTGGTAATACGGTTGGTGTGTCTGAGAAATAGTTAGGGTCTGGAATACCTCCTAGTTCTTCAACAATAAAATAGATATAATTGCCCTCACCTGATAAATTAATATTAAAAGTATTCGGTGATTTTCCGTTTATGATAGGGAACTCAAAAGTGTTACAATTTTGCATATTCCCCGCACTAAAATATCCAATTTCATTGACTGTCCCGCCTTTATCGAGACATATTTTACATTTTTTTAACACCTACTTGCAATGTAATTTTGCCTGAGGATGAATATATGTATTTAATCTTCATTTATACTCCTCTTTTTCTAACCATCAACCATACTGGCATACTAGCAACCCACTCTCCGCCATTCTGCGGTGGGTTTTCCGGTGGTACAAACTCATTGTTATACCACTTTAACCAGTATTCAGCATTCTGTCCTCTCTCTGGTTGATTCTGATTTTTTGGTCTTTCAAAGTTATTTAGAAAAGCATCTGCAAGATACGATGGTTCTTTCATACTTGACACAAACTGAGGGAATGTTTCCGGGTAGGTTGATGTAGGAATCCATTGACCTGTTGACACTGTCTGATTAACAAGCCAGTCAAGTTGACCGTAGCCATCGTCAATCTCATACCCGTTAGCTGTTGCCCAATTCGTGTATTTGGTTGACGGAGTCCACTGAAACAAACCGAAACCTAAGTTTGGGTTCACAGTTAAGTTCTGCCACAAGCCGGGATTAACTGAACTCTCACCTAGGGTGTAAGGCCCACCAGCGTTACCTATAATTCCAGCGATAGCGTTTTCTGTGAAACCCTCTTTCAACAATGTGTCGAAAATAATCGTGGCATTGTTCTGCATCTCTCCAATGGTCAAGTAACGATTTCCCTTAATCCAATCTGAGACTGCTCCGGTTTCCCACCGCCATAACTGTAACCAGTTTCCTCGGCTATCGTTAGCGTTTATGGATACCTGTTCATCTAATGGTACTTTTGATGTATGTGCACCCATCGTGCGTGTACCGTCAAAAGCCATTTCAGTGTGACCTGTTCGAATGAGAATATCACCGGGCTTCCAATTTTCGCTTGGCGAGTGTAGCGCAAAACCTAGCTTCTTTAAAACACCCGCCATGGTTCTGGTAGTGAACGGCCATGTTTCACCATTATTTGCTTTAACACACTCAAACCCACCAGCCAGCAAGCTATACCAGATAAATGAACTACAATCATAGTAGGTAATTCCGTTTACAGTTTTCTGATTCCTGTAATTCTGACTGTACCCAATGTTAGGTTTTGCACAAGTTTCAACCGCCCAGTCATAAGCTTTCTGAATACTAGGCATCAGTCACCATACCTTTCTAATATTTTCAGCAACTCGTTTACACAGGCTTGGACGGTAACTGGATTGTAACCGGCTTTTTTAAGTTTTTCTCTCCGTTCTGTTCCGTTACCGTACTGCCCTGCAATAACAAGTAATGATGCTGACACTGTGCTTGGTAAATTAATTGCTGTCACATTCATTATTGATTCTCACCTCTAATTTTGTTGTAAGGGTTGTCAATGCTTTTGTGTTATTGTCTAATGCTTCTGTTATAGCTTTCATTTCCTCTTTGTGTAGCTCGTCAACTTTCACCAGCTTCCAGAACAATGCACCACAGCATACAATGGGAAAACCTAAGCTACCAATTACCTGTGTAATTAGATTAACAGTATCCATTCGCATCACCTCTCTTTCATTTAACAATATTGTAACATTTTTGTTGCAAAAAGTCAATAGTTGTGTTATAATTGTAATAAAGAAAAGAGGTGAAATTTTATTTCATGGGTGAATACTATGACGGGACAAAACTTTTATCATTGGAAGATTTAAACGGAAACAAGCCTGAACTTTATCTGGTAACGACAAATAGAACGGGTGGAAAAACGACTTACTTTGGAAGGTATTGTATAAACCAGTTTAAGAAAGGGAAAGGGAAGTTTGCGTTAATATATCGGTATAACTACGAGTTGGACGACTGCGCCGACAAATTCTTTAAAGACTTATCTGGGCTTTTCTTTCCCAACTCCGTTATGGAAAGCAAGCGGAAAGCCAGCGGAATTTACCATGAACTCTTTCTTGATGAAGAACCTTGCGGATACGCAATGTCTCTTAATTCTGCTGACCAGCTGAAAAAATACTCCCACCTCTTTTCTGACGTGGAACGTATGATTTTTGATGAGTTCCAGAGTGAATCTAACCACTACTGTTCAGACGAAATCAGAAAGTTTATTTCTCTACATACTTCTGTTGCCAGAGGGCAGGGAAAGGCTACACGATATGTTCCTGTGTATATGCTTGGAAATACCGTGTCGATTATTAATCCGTATTATGTTCAGCTTGGTATTTCTGAAAGGCTGAAAGATGATACGAAATTTTTAAGAGGAAACGGGTATGTGCTGGAACAGGGATTCATTGAACATGCATCGCAAGCGCAAAAGGATAGTGGCTTTAACAAAGCTTTTTCTGGCAACAGTTATGTGGCTTATTCTTCTGAATGTGTCTACCTTAACGACAATAAGGCTTTCATTGAAAAACCTGTTGGCATTGGTAGGTATCTTTGCACCATCAAATACAACGGAACTGACTACGGTGTGCGCGAGTATACTGAGCAGGGTGTTATATACGTTGATGATAGAGCTGATAATACTTTTAAAGTTAAGATAACTACAACAACGTATGACCACAATATTAATTATGTGATGCTACAGAGGCATGATTTTTTCTTGTCGCAACTGCGGTATTATTTTGAAAGAGGGTGCTTCCGGTTTAAAGATTTAAAGTGTAAGGAAGCCATCATGAAAACTTTATCTTATTAATATGGTATCTCCATCTGCTATTTATAATGGTAAGTCCGGGTTGCACAGGTGAAAGAGACTGCCGGGCGATTCTGTCGGTTATGCAAACCGCATTATAACACCAGATGCCTAGATATAGAAAAAAGCCCCTGCGGGGGCTTATTCTTTTATATCTGCAATCTTGCGTCTTATATCATAAATCTTCTCGCTAATTTCTACAATTTTATTGGCTGGAGAGTAGTACTGTATATGCTGTATATCCCATAATACACCATCAAAATCATTTAATATTCCATTCAGTTCATCTTTATTGATAATGAATAATCTATCTATGTTAGTTGATGAATCAGATTGCTCCTCTTTTAAACCATTCAATAGTCTAATAACGTCTTGCAATCGGCTTGTTATATCATACGTAGTAGTTCGATTTACTATATTTTTTAATGATCGAATGTACTTTATGATAAAATCAATCTCTTGCGTTTTATTTGCTTTCCTTGACGATATACCATATGTGGTATTTAATACCATTTTCGCTTTTTTCTTTGCTTCTTCCTCGTCCTTTTCAATTTGCTCGATGCACATTTTAATGATTTCGCACCATTTACTCATATTTTTTACCTCATTTCATATGTTGTTTCGCATAGTAGCGTACCACCCTTTATTCTAATTGGTTGTAACTTCCCCGGCACTTTTAACCCAACTTTAAAATCATTCAGGTTTCTACGATGTGACAAGAATTCTAGTTCCTCTTCCTCTTCTGTTTCATATTCTTCACCTGTGATAGATGCGTTGAGTAACTTCTTGCATTTATCTGGCATACCAGCACATTTGATATTGTAATATGGTTCTACTGGTTCACCATCTTCAACGGTTACTTTCTCGATATAGGTTTTCTGCCTAGTAAATATTGCTTCGCTCCACTCTGTTTCTAACTTCCAATGACAAAATCTCGTTGGGTGTATTGGTACACCAACTAGCTTATCAGGTGGGCAGGTACAATGAATTGAATCTGTGTCAGCATACCGGAAGTACTCATAATTCTTCTGAGCGACTGTTATAGTAAAGTGACGTGCGTAGCTTGTTATCGCCGACCCTATAGGGATGTATACCACTTTCTTGTTGTGTTCTTCAACTGTTACAAACGAAACGGCATCTGTTTTATCGTTAAGATAACACATTTTAAATGAGCTATCGTCTGACGTTGCTAGTTTTCCATACAGGTTATTTAAAAATAGCTTTGCCTCAGTTCTCTGTGCGCCTTTACTATTCATTTTAATTTCAGCATACTTGTTGATGTAAACATCAAATAAACCCTTTTCAGCATAAAACCAACAGCCGGAAAGAATTACAGTGTTTACTAGGTGATAGTGCTCTAACATCAAGTAATAGTCTGTCATGGTTAAAGTTAACTCCACGTTTGTGATTTTAACTTTACCAGTATAATCTGTGTAGTATCGGCTATATGTCCCGTCTTTCCCTTGGTATTCAGATGTCTTTAAGCAATCGTTCCCACGGTATAACGGGTTTCCTTTAATCTGAATGAATGGAAGCTTACCCTCTTTCAGATAAAATTCTGTCCTGATTCTGATAAAAAAGTAACGTTTCGGAAGTTTAGCATCCTCTGGAATGTAATCACCTGTCCAGAATTTCGGTTTTCCTACAGGATAATAGTTTCCGGATTCTGAGTGCATAACTGACGGGTATAAACTGTTTACATCGGCGGTGCAACCTGCCCCTTGTATCTGCCCTTGGTATTCATCTCGTACATAACACCATCCACCCTTATAACTTTTCCTTATGTACTCGTCTGCTGTGCTGTTGCCGTAGATTTCTTTTGGTATCTCACATTCTTTCATGTTTGGAAAGAACATTTGAAAATCATCTTTTCCCATCATTTTCTTATATTCTTCCATACAACATGCCCCGATAGTCAGGGCAGTGTGACCGTTGTCGAACATCAGTTCGATTGCTTCTTTTACCACTAAAACATCATTTGCAATGTATCGGCGTTCTTCGTCTGTGATTTCACACCCGGGAAAGCGAAAGCCTGTATACTCCATAGAAAGCTTTTGATGCTTCGTGTGAAAGGCTTCGCCAATAGCTGCTACTGAAAACGGCAACAGTTTTAGGCTGTCACGCATTTCAATGTAGTGTCCTCTGGTCTTTATGATGATTGTGTACCATTGCCCTTTGTCTGATATGCTATATTTGAACGTGTTGTTCTCCATGTCCTTTTGTGGTACTGGTTCGTAACACGTATCAGCAATTCTTTTGAACGCTTGCTTCATCCCTAACCGTAGAAAGAAGTCAACCCAAAAGGAACCGTCGAACTTTAAGTTGTGGTAGTAAATGATAATATTGTCTTTTAACTTTGAAAGATAATTCCATGTATCGTCTATAGAATGAAAGATATTTACATCTTCCGTGTTTAGTTCAACAACGGCTGACGCCCACACTTCCGTTGTTTCCTGACCTGGATACACGGTTGTTTCAAAATCTCCTACAAAATATCTGCTTTTACGCGTTCTCATAATAACTATCTATGTCTTCCGCGTCATGTAAGTCTTGTATCATCAGGCTTTCCGGCTGAATTTGCTTGTACAGTTTAACTATTGAATCACGTACAACTGATTCTTGAGAATCCTGAATGATGTCTGTTATTAACTCGCCTATAACATCATATCTTGATGTTAATAGTTCATCATACGCTTTTATTCCATAGTCCCTTGCTGAGCTGTCAAGTATCTGAAACATGCGTTCTTTATGCTCTACTAATGATATCCGTGAACGTAACCGCGCTTTACTATTCCAGAACTCTCTATAGTCAGGCAAATTCTGAATGTATGCATATACTCTATCGTACACTTGCACTTTGTAAATTTCAGATTGCCTTGCCACAGCTCTAGCTTCTTTTACTGTGAACTCTTCACCTGTATCCAGATGAACAGTTTTAATATTACCAATAAACTTTGAACCTCTAATTTTGTGCAGTTTCTGGTATAGTTTTTTGTACTCCATTCCCTGAGATTCTACCTCTTTTATAGTTGGCAACTCGAGCTCTATGAAATCAAAACCCTTACTTCTAAGTTCAGAACGCACAGAGGATAGTCTTTTTCTCTCTTTTTGGTATAACTTTTTGTAGTCTTTTTTCTGCCTTGCCATAATATCACACCTCCTCATTTTGGTGAAAAAAAACACACTATCTCTGGTTTTAGGAAGAGGATATGAGATAGTGTGTTTAATTGTGTTATTACTTAACGTGATATAGGCTATTCTGGGAAATAACAGTTAACAATATTCAGTTTTTGAGTTTGTCAATAGTTACATTTGCATTAAATGATTGAGCAAGTGATAAACTGTCTGCCTGTGTAATTCTTGGAATCCAATTTGTACACTTTCAGCAACCATTCTTCATCACTATCGACCATATCTCTGTAGATGTCTTTAAATGATGAAAAGAAACTATCGGAACTGGTTACAAACTTGTTTCCATCCTCGTCTGCTACAACGTACACCTGATAGTCTTTGTTATCGGATTTTTCGTTGTGTACTTCTACAACCGCGTAGTAACTGGGTTTAAAAGTGATAGCGCCGTCTTTTAATGCTTCATCCAGTTTGATACAGTCAGACGTGTCTTTCAGCATTACAGTTTCTTTCTTGCTCAATTCTTTTGATGCTTCAATAATTCTTGTTGAGTATCCTTCCATTTTCATTATCTCCTTTTCTTTTCCTTATTAGATTTCATCTGCTTTTTGTCCTGCGCGGTGGCAGAATCTGGGCATGTGCTACAAAATCTTCTTCTGTCATTCCGTACAGGGTCTCCTTTTTGGAAACTACTGTGCAGGACATGAATACTAGCTCTTTCCGGTCTTTGATTGCACGTCTTGCTACGGTTTTGATTGTTTCAGAGTCTTCCTTATAGTCACCTGCAACTACGACTTCAACCGTCTCAAATGCTTCTGTGTCTGTGTTCGCACACTTAATTGCTAGCGTGGATTCTGTTACTGTTCTTGTTACCATTGCTATTCTTGCCATTTCTTTTTCTCCTTTTTTTGTTGGTTTATGTCAACCCTACTAGGGGGTTGAGTTGAATGAAATCAATACACTCAATTTCTAGCATGCTTTTATCAATTAATAGTTCCACCATTTCAAATGAAACATTAGTATTTGATTTTAATACAACCTGCATTTGCACGTCCTGCAATACGTTTAGGTATGTATAATGTGCTCTGCCGTCTAAAAAATAAACTGAGTGCCTCTTTGTGCCTGGAGTTTCGATAAATTGAAACATCATCTCTTTTAACATATTATCACCTGTTTGAACATTTTCAACGGTTCACCGATGGAACCCGGAAAGGTACCGCTTGTACATTGGTTCACTGTTGTGAGGAGGTGGGGGGTGAGTTAAACAGCGAGAAAAATACTCACCCTCTTTAAACATATTATGCACATGTAGCCTGTCAACTGGTATGGAGTTTTTTGTCCTGGGAACTTAATTAGATAATTTTTAACTCGCTCTTTCTTGGCTACAATTATATTATAGGGTGTAATTATGAACAAACTATGAACAAATTATTAATATTTGAAAAAAAGTTCGTTCAAATATTTTTGGTGTAACCTCAATATTAATTCAGTTGTACGGTCGCTGGAAGCTATCCCGGAATATACTTCCATATCTGTATATTGTACTGTGATACGGTGTGAGAAACCACAGGTATTTATGTCACAGTATATCCGGTTTCCCTTAGCGAAGCATTTGACTTCGCCTTTGATGATTTTTCTTAAACGGGTTTCAGTGTTTCTTGCTATACATGTAATCATATTTATGCTACCTCCTATTAATAAATTTCAAAATCTGGCATTAGTAAAATGTATAAACCCGTGTACACAGTCTTTACCACAATGACATCATCTGATGCTATAAGATTTGAAAACACGGTATATGTTTGATTCTTTAACCTATAGTTTGTGACTGGCTTTAACCCATACGATCTACGCATAAATTCTATAACATCCTCTGTCTCGATTGTTATTGAACCATCGGTCGAAACCATCTTTACTTCTGCTCCAAACTTCTTAAATAATCTTTTCTGCTTTTCAGTCATTTTCTTTCTCCTTTTCTTGTGAATTGTTTGCTTCTATAGTATTCTGCCATTGCTTCGAATCCCTCTTTTTCAAATGTTAGAGCTAATTTGGAATAACAGTAACCTAACTCAACAATAGCACCATATGTACCAATTATTTCATCATTATCAAATTTTACACTTAACATTTTCTTGCTCATTCTTATTTCTCCTTTTACCAAAATAACCACAGTCTACTAACGCATTGAATAAATCTGAGTGCATTTTATAAAATGATTCTCCCAAGTTTGGAAGATTGTTTTTTGCGCAATGCTCCATTGCAAAACCCATAGCAAGTAAAACCTCACTCAGACATTCTGCTGAAGCCTCCACATTATAGCCACCCATATTCAGTTTCATATTTTTGATTACCTCCTGTTTTATTTTTATTGTTTACTTATCTTTGTTACAATCATATTATACCATTTGT